GACTGGCAGGTCGGGCGGCACCAGCTTGCGGGGATCCGTTGGCTGCGGACCCAGGCCATGACGCCCTCGTTTATATTGCGCTAATTGTTCCTCCCTGTCTTCAGCCAGCATTCGCAGGCGGTGATCGTTTTCGAATTCGTTCAGGAAGACTCCCCGATCAGGCTCCAGCTGGGACAGCAAGGAAGCGGAATCTTCTCCAGGACCGAACGGAACCCTACTACTAAGATTCCTAATTCCGCGACCCGGTGGAGGCATCATTGCATCACCTGGGTCAACCGGCATATGCGGTACTTGTCCAGGAATGTTCCCGCCCCCAGGCATCCCTGCGGTGCCGGGGGCCTGACCAGCTAGGTTCATCAACAGTTGTGCTAACTCATTAGGAATAGGCATTGATGTAAGTCCTTTATTTACCGCATTTTAACGGATAACGCCTTAACAAGCAATTTAGTCTGTGGTGTATCCTGTCCAGCCTTCGCACTCTTCCTCGGCAGCCATAACAAGGCTTGAATCCATACCTACTGAGGTAACGTGCAATCCTAGTTCCGATAAGACTTTCAAGGTACTCGGCATGGCGTAGGATACTTGCTACTTCTTCTTTTCTGTGGCGTCTTGGAACTGCCCGTAAATCGCTCTTACCCAATATCTCCACCAAAGATTCAACATCCTTTGCCTACCTGGGCATTTACAGCCTTTCGCTTTGAATCCCATCCAGTGCAGGACATCCCGCACAACATCTCCTAACTCCTTGGGACGACGCTCCCTCTCCCATAACTGGCGATAGTCTTCTCGCTTTTGGCACAGCTGGAATGTATTCGGTGAGACGGACTTGTTCCATCGCGGGCACCAGCCAGCCTCTTTGCAGCTGCATCCATCAGGCTTTTTCAGTAACCACAAAGTCAATTCCAGTCCCATCACATGAGTTACAACCTTCAGGATCTGCCATCTCTGCATAGTGACAATTGAGTGGACTGCACTGTTGAGTTGGGAGCTGCCCAGCCCATTCTCCCGGATAATCGCAGCCACCCGGGCCTTCGACTGGAAGGACATATTTCAAAATCAAGTCTTCGTTGTCAGTCCCGTCACAATAAAAAGTGACAGACATTGTTGTTGTGCCGCCACCTTCTCCGTCATTATATGTATGCGACCCCTCCCATTTGGTGCTACTTGAGTTCCATCTCAGTGTGATGTCAATAGGCGTATCGCAATCTCCGAACTCACTTACTGCACAATTCAAAATAGCTGGAAAATTGTTATCGGGGCAGCAGTCTATTTCACCAACGCCTAGACACGGGTAGACAGCACACCGCATGCGAGGACCACCGGCCTTGGTGCGCAATCTCTTATCGTACTCGGGCGCGGTCGATTTTCTCCATCGTGGAACCATTTAGGTACACGTTAAGTCTTGCTGCCATAGAGCAGCGGAGCTGACATTGTGGCCGACTGATTGATCTTGACCAGAAGAGTAACCTTCAAGCTCTGCCAGCACCTCAGCCACCGTCTTCCATACAAGCACTCCGTCATCGACACAGAAGACTAAAAACTTATCGCCTGCATAGCCGCTAAGGTTCGTATAATCGAATTCTATAACTAAGGCGTTATCATCCTCTGCGGTTGTCTTAATCGCATCGCCCCCCTCGAACGAGACCTTCTCTCCATTCGTGATAGTCTGGTCATCGCCCACCTCCCCCTCGAAACTCCAGGAGTAGTTGCCATCCATAGTGTCGCCACCACTAAAAAATATCTGATCTACGTAAAAGTGTTCGACGACCTGTGTCTCTGAGTAGTTGTTCCCGCAGAAGTAGGTGGCGTAGCCACCGGTGACAGTGGGCAGGCCAGCTCCCGAGTTATCAATTGACTGATTGCTAGTTATCCCAGGACTGCCGACGAAGAGTGAGGCGGGTGGCCCGCTTCCGCCACCTAGCGTATCGCTGTCAAAATACTGGGCGGCGGTTTGGGTGCCGCATCCCGATCCTGTGCTTCCATCCCCTGGCGTCCACTCGGGGATTTCAATCGCAGGGTCGTCCGGGACGATACTCACTGTGCCACGATGGTCGAGCGGCAGGCGGCACTGGCCAAATAGCTGCTCTAGCATGCGGGGAAGGTTGGAAGTCAGAGCGTCTGGACTCATGCCCTTCATCTCTTTGAAGATGTCTGCATACTTCCAATACATTGATCCCTGCCTTTAGCTGGAGCTAACGCCCTCTATCTCTACCTCGAATATCTTAACTTCGCTGTTTCCCTGGTGGCCTCGCAGTTCCAGCTCCACTAACTCCTTGCCCTCATGCCCGCGATGGAGCATCCCGCCGAACCTCTTGCGGTGAATTCCGTTGGACTTTGATTCGTCCATCTCGGCATCCGGGTCATCCTTCTCCGTCTTGACGCCCTCGGTATTCTGTGCGGCACCCCAATTCTGGGCCGTACTGGAACGGTCAATGTAAAATCTTACATCGTGGTTCCCAGCAGTAATGCTCGCGCTGTGGGTAGTGATCCTCTGGACATCTCTCGACTCATTCGCCGGAACAGACATTACTCCGCTCTTCCAATCCCATAGAATCCCACCTACTAAGTACTTGGACGTGGTATCGGGAGTAGTAGTCCAGGATGGGCTGACAGTTAACACGGTGCCGGAATGAGAGGCTATGCGACGAACCTGATGCTTTCCCGTGCCGTCGATGATGGCAACCGGTGCATTGGTCAAACTGCTGAATGATGCACCACTGTCAGTTAATGTCGTACTGGCTCCTGCCGTGGCAGTCCCCCTGACCTCAGAGGTAACAAACTCCGGCTTGCCCGCATTGGCCTCCAATACCACCCCACGTTCTCCAGCCAGCACAACTCTCGTTTGATTGGAGATCGTAAGCCGTACTCCACCACCAAGCTCCCACACAAATGACTCCCTGTGCCATGCTTTCTTGCGCACGTCATAAACAAGTGCCCGCATGGGACGGGTGGAGGAGTCTGCCGTATAGCCTACATGGAATCGAATTTGTTCCAGGTCGGGATCTGACACGCAAAACCACCACTTGGAATTTGCCCAGTCCAAGGGGCTCGTGTCATTGCGGAATATGTCTTGGATCGGTAGCGAAATGGGAGTGATCGCTCCGCCAAGGTCCATGTAGTAGATGCCACTGCGGTCCATGCAATACATCCGGCCTTCATACACGTCCCAGCACCGCTGATTCAATACTCCGCGATGTGACACTAATCGAATGTCTGCATCTATCGTGGGCTGCTTTAGAAAGCTAAGGCTGTATATGTATTTTGTTTTAGCCACATACATCAAAGACCCAAATGGGATCAGACCGACGATCTCATCGTTGTCCCGAACATTCTCCTGGAGAGTGATAACATTGTTTGCATGTACCGATTCTGGCTCATCTCGATGAGAAAAGAAGATCGCATTGCGCTCGTTTGGAGGAGGCAGAAGCACATAATTGGCTCCTGAACTCACTGTCTCCGCCGCCGTCTCGCTAATAGTAATAGATGTGGACGAGCCAAAGGCTGAAACCTTATAAGGCTTTGTAGCCCCCACTACATAGATGTACCGCCCGATAGCCAACTCGCTAGTCCAGGCCGTCCCAGACCCTGTAACAGTAGTCCCGGAAATTGCTACCGTACCCGTGGTGTATTTAGGCCATCCGGCATAGAACATGCGATCCTGGAACTCAGCTACCACCGGCTTGGTAAACGGTGGAATCCCCTGCCTGCGACCTACCACGTCGCCACTCTGACTTAAGATCACGAGCTTTTTCGACGGATCGGCAACGGCATTATTGATCAAGGTTTGATCAGAACTCGTGTCAGTATCGAAATCTGTCGTAGCTACCGTAATGGTGGTGATGTAATAGAGGACATTCGGCTGGTTCGCTACACTCCTCCATAGCTCCTTATGAGTCACTCTCGACTCGGGAGTTGGGGAAGATGGAATGCCGGTCCAGTTAAACTTATCATTTGCTGCATCTACCGTAACAGTAGCAGCGGGCGAAAGCGACGACACGATGGGAGACGGAAGAGTATCGTCCACGTACCTATAGGCCAAGGTGTAATCCCCGTTCGCTGTGGCTGCGCCTCCACCTGGATGAAGAACTGTTGGTGCCGTGTCTGGAGCTTCTATCCCTAGCTCCTCGGCATTGCCACTTTGGCTGTCCCATCGGATGCCACGTTCATATCCATTGACACCGATCAGGTCGCCGTTGCGAGCCTTAACGAATGACCAGGGTTCGGCCTTGTCACCCTCGTGGATTCTGTTTGAACTGCTGGTCCGAGTCGCTTTTATATCCCCGTCATCATCCACCGTTACATGGAAGTCGCCGTCAGGACGCTCGTAAGCGAATGTAGAGAGAATATCGTCAAGTGACATTACACCGCCAGAGGAAGACAGCGCAGCGATATTCTGAGCGCCAAGGCGGACGTTCAGTTCGCCCCCATACCTGGAGTAGCAGTTGTTTTGGGCCTGCGCTGTGCCAGCAGGTAGATTATGAGGGTCTACGTTGGACGCTTGGCCTAGCCATTCGGAGATTTGTGACGAAGTAGTCGGTTGCTCTGCCATGCCCTAGCTCGATGAAATCGTCTCATCCGGCACGGCGCTCCAATCCCGCAAGTGGAAGGGGATGGGCGACACACCAGTGTGGCTTGAAGTAACGTCCTTCAGATCCGCAGCAGCAGCCATCTGTAGCGTCATCGCAGCCGTAACGTCCCTCTCCTGGACATCCTGGGCCTTAACGAGTCTTGCCAGCTCTGCCTCTGCCAACCTTAAAAAGTAGGTGAGCATTGAGTGGTATTCCAGGTCCAATGGGTCGCTGATCGTAGCCCCCTTGGTGGAGATGTTCGATGGCAGGGCCGAGTCGAGCGTGGCACCGGTCCCAGAAGACACCGCCGTGATGATGCGTTGCTCATCGTAAGCCTGAAGTCCACCGGGGCCACCAATAATCGAAGTGGGGGCTGTCGTCCCGGAAGTGTTAAAACGAATCACGCTCCCCACATGCCGCACCGTATCCAGCACGGAAGTACCCATCGTGAGCGCAGTGCCAACTGTGCTTGCCGTTGCGCTGTTGATTTCCTGTGTAAGTAGCGGACGAGGCGACATCTCAAGTATGGCCTCGTAGTTCTTAGACGAACTTGGAGGAGGTCCAAATACCACCGACATCTGATTGAAGTAATCTCCCGTGCTTCTGATGTCATATCCGATGGGAGTCGAAGGCGAATCGTAGTAAGACGTAGTGGCGTTCTGTTCCTCCGAGCTGAACTTGTATAACGGGTAGTCCCCCGTCACATCGAACAACCGGTGCATTCGTCTTGTGCCGACAGGCAGTACGTAGGACGAGCGATAAAGCGTGTAGCTGGTGCCAGCTGCCACATCCGCCCCTGGATTGTCATTCTGGTTCAAGGTAAGCGTTGAGGTGGATTCGTATGTCTGTATCGGATAGTGGCGATCCGAAATGATAACCCTGTACAGGCTGGCATCCGTAGGCCATGACCCGCTGGCTAACGTCAGAAGCCTCTCACTCGCACCGCCGGTGTGATCGTAGGTTATGGTAGAGCTTGTCTGCTGTGCCGCAGTGGCGAAACCAAATCTACGCTTGTAGTAATTCCATGAGTGATTGTTTGGCAAGTCACGGTACGCCCTTAAGATAGCCCGCTTGGCATGGCGGACGTTAAGCTCCGTGTTGTCCATCCCCTCACAATCCAGCAAGTGATCAACCGCATCCTGAAAGGTCCAGAGTTCAGAATGGACATCGTATTGAGGACGTGTAGGATTATAGTCGGCCATTTAACCGGGTGCCTTTCCTGGCTTAATCCAATCTGTACTCAGGCTTTCCAGGGGGCCGTGATTGATCTTCCGCATCCAGCCAAGGGTAGAGTGCTGCTCGATGATCACACCGCTTCCAGAAGATGAGTGATAGACATGGATGTCGGTGGAGGCCGGGAGCTTTGCCAGCAGGGCGTCTTCGCTCGCCCCCTTTGGCATGCCTTTGCGATTGACGATTCCATTTTGGACCTGGAATACATCTCCCGACTCTTCCCGGCAAGCGTCGATCAAGAGCTTGATCCCCGGCACGTCGGTGTTCTTATTTAGATTGGCTTTGGAGGGCATAATTAGATCATAAATGGATACGTGGCTTCTCTGGTAAAGAGCTGCAATCTTTCTCTGTCTCCAAGCAGCCTCCGCCAGATTCCAATTTCATCTATCGTTACGTCAGAATAGATAGACAAATCGCTAATAGATCCAAACTCCACTGCGGTAGTCTTCGTGTTTAATGTTCCACCAGACGAATAATCTGCACTAACCATCGTGTCTAAAGTTCCACCACGGGGGGAAGCCGCCGCCTTGACCGCCGTATTGGCGTTGTCGATGACGCCCTCTACAAAGTACCACGTCCCTGTAGACGGATTGAAACCTGCATTAGCGGATGTGTAACTGGTTGAATGGGCGACATACATGTCAAAGCCGCCCGGATTTCCAGACTTGGACAGAGACCAGTCCGATGCACCTGTAGATCCGCCCCATTTGGTTACCAAGTCCTGCCTGCCAGTGTCATCTATCTTGCACCAGCAGCAGATGTGCAACTCTTGCCTGCCATCTAGAGCCTGAAAGTCAGACTTACTGGCAACCGAAACATATTGGCTGCTACTGGAAGTAACGTCCAGGCCAAGGTCGACAACGCTAGATGCGCTCCCCGGAGTATTAACAGCAGTGCCGGGAGACTGACCCACAGAATCCAATCTGGACCCAGCGGTTTCGGAAAGTTTCCAGTAGCCAACCAATCCATGGTGGAGGGTCGGGTTGAAAACTCTTAAGCGATGGGATCTGGATCGACGGCTCAAGAGTCTCTCCGATACCAGAATGTAACCTTAAAGGACTCGTCATCCCCCCCCGAATTGTTGATTGCGGTGGAACCCGCAGCCGGTCGCATTACCACATATAGCTTCGTAACGACCTGGAATGGCACGGCGATTTGACGGTAGCAAAATCCTCCCGACGCATCGGAAAACCAATCCGCACTCGAAAAGGGGACTACCGCCACCAAGGTGAGATGCTCGACAGCATCAGCGACCAAGGCAGAATCTCCAGCGCTAACGTCAGGATCTTCATCAAAAATGTAGAGATCGAAGGCGGGCTGTTGTACCGTAGAACCTATACTCACCATTCCTATAGACAGTATTTCACCACTTACTCCATTGCCATTGGCCCTGGGGTCCATCGTGAAATCTACAGTATTGGAATACTCACTTGCCGCTACTTCAGCATCATTGATTCCGATAATCTCAGTTGGGCCTACCTGATGTATTGGCCCAGAAAAGCCCATAACCATGATTTATGTTTCTCCAGTTTTTCCTGGGGGACAGGAGTGCGCCCTGCCGACACGGTACAGGACGCACCACCCGCCCACAAAGATACTGTTATGCAGATGCGGTCCAGTCGATAGCCAGAGACTTCTGATTAGCGGCATTTACGACATGAACGCCATGATCGATCACATAGAACGTCGCGCCCGTGATCGCTTCAGTGATATTGGATGCGTCATCCTGCAAGATCATGAAAATGTTCGGACCCATGATTCCGGTAGAACCAGTGACCGTATCAAGCACTGCGAGGTCTTCTGAACCCTCTGTCCATACCTGAACATCGTGGACACGCAATCTTACAGCAGCAGTTGTTCGGCACTGGATAGCACCTAGATCAAAGTTGCCGTAAAATACGCTATTCTTAATGATTACGTCATCACACCCAACAACCGCAATAGCTGTGTCGGCACCATCTGCGGCTGCTCCATTGTGGAAGTGTCCGTCGATCACCAATCTATCAGCATCAGCCGTGGTCATGATAACGTCCGTTGCCTGACCAGTGGAGTCGCGGTATTCGGTGTTGATTAAGGCACAGTCAGCCGCGCTGATCTCGATAATTCCCGTTGTCGCATCGATACCACCGAGGAATAGAATGTTCTTGACGACGGTTGATGCAGCCGCGAGCTTGAAGTCGCCAGCCACAGCCGTTGCCGTGAACGTCGGCCTACTGGCACCATGGCCCAGTCCGATGATCGTCAGCCCCGCCACGTCGATATCCACCGCAGAGTCAGCGGCGAGGTTTTCTGTGTGCCCAGGAAGGACGTAGATTACATCCCCGTTGTTGGCCGTAGCCTGGGCGATGGAATAGTCCAGGGTGGCAAATGCCTGATCGGGGGCAGTTCCGCTGTTCGTATCAGCGCCACTCCCGGAGTCGACGTAAAAACGATTCCCGACGCCATCGATGTAATCGAGGATGTCTGAGATTTCCTTGCCAACCCTAGTGTTAGCCAAGCCGAACTTGAGATTTCGCTTACTGTAACCTGAGAGTGCCATGAATATGGTTCCTGTGTTGTTGACCTCCGGGAGTGCCCGTCCCTCGGGTTGCCTGTCGGTCTATGAGGCAGCGACCTACTTCTTAGCCCCGTGATCTTCTATGACTTGTTGCGTAAGATCCTTCCGAGGAACTTTCGCTAAATCCGGGTTACGCTGTATCCTCTTCTTAACAATTCCCTCCGCCAGATCGGCAGCCAGACGAACAGGCTCTGGCGGTCTGGGCTCTCTCCCCTTCACGTTGACCGCCCCTTCGCACGGCAAACCGCGATCCTCACATACTTTTTTAATGTGGCCTCTGCCACCAGTTGGAGGGACGAATGCTTCTGGATCTCCAGGGAATCTAGCTAAATTCTGCATGTACATGTCGTTAGGGTTCGGGTTGTAGCCGTGTACCCTGGCGTTGTAGACAATCTCTTCTATATATCTTGGTTCGTACTGCTGGTCTAATCTACCAATCGAAGCAAATAACTCCCTGTCTGACATAGCCTTGGGTGCCTTTTGCGTGGCACACATGGCAGCCATGGCATGACTCTGTCCGCTATGACGCATCTTAACATATAGTGCCAACGGAGTTACGTCGAATTGGTATTCTACTGGATAGTGTGGTATCCTGCAACATTCCAGACCGGTAAGGTCTGTCTCCCATGCCATTTCAGGGAACTCTGCCATCACCTCTTCTGCCGTGGGTGGGATCATAAGTAGATCCGAGTCCTTCCTCCAGGACGCATTCTCTTTAAGGAATTCTTTGACTTGGCTAACTAGATGATCCATTATTTATGCTTCTCATACTTTTTAATCGTCTTCCGACTCGGACACTTCCCCTTCGCTTTCTTCCGAAACTTCGGGGACTTGCACGCCTTGAATAACTTTCTCTGCTTGGAACTTTTGAAGGGCACTATTTAGTATCTCCTGTATCACCTTCGGTATTCCTGGGTCCACGTGGAGATTCCTTATCCTTGCGACTTGATTGAATGCGTGCCACTTTTTCCTTGATGTCCGCCATGTCTTCTGCCGCCTCTAGCTGTATTTCCGCCTGCTCGGCCATCGTCTCGGATTTAATTCTCGACTGCTCTTCCAAGGCTGTCTCCTTAGCCGCCGCCATGTTGCTGATCTGCGATAGCTTCAGGTCATGCTCCTCTTGTTTTTGCTGCAAACTCAGCTGGTGCATCTCCTGATCCTGAGTCAGAGATTGCTGATGAGTCGCTTCCACTTGCTCCATCTTGACCTGATTGGTCTGTGCCTGGAACTGGAGCGCAGCCTGCTTATCCGCCATCTCGGGACCAGCTCCCTGTAGATCGGCCTGCTTGACCTGGGCGTCTGCCTGGGCTTTCTGCGCCTCGGCCTGGAGTTTCTGAGCCTCTGCCTGCTGTTTGGCCATTTCAAGCTGCACTTGCTGCTGCTGCATCTCCATCTGCTGCTGCTGCATCTGCTGCTCTTCCGGCGTAGGCTCGGGCTGTGGAGGCTGCCGTGGCCCGAGCTGGAAACCAGATACGTCCTGGTCTATAGACTTGCCCCACATATATATAAGCTGGTTGAGCGGATTCGTATCGGTGGTCATGTCGGCATGCTTGGAAAGCTCGGGGAATAGCACCGGCATAACCGATTGCATATTCTGAGCTTCTCGCTGTTTGTTCGGTTTCCTCGCACTGCCCGCCTCCACGGTGGCCCTCATCTCCCGCACTACCAACTCGGGGTCGGTCGATACTACGTGGGCGTCCCACAACTGCGCACCGACAGGGCCGACCAGCTCTTGGATATCTTTCCCTTCCAAGTACCAGCGGGCTACAAACTTCTCCATGTCCGCCGCCTCGGTCATCCACGACTCCACCTTGGAAGCCATGTAGTCTGGCCGAACGGAGACGGCCTGCTGCTTGGCCTCTGCATCCGTGGCAGTACGGGACTGAGTGCGTGATATGCCATAGAGCAATTCACTCAGGCCGGTGCGAAGCTCAAAATTGTGTGTCATCCTGTCCAGGATATGCCATGACTCCTGGTTGACTTCCGGTTGCTTGAGGAACTGAACGGCCTCTCCCAACGTCTTGGTGATGCCCGGCGGGATCTTGATCACCGCCATGTCCTCGCCGTTCTTCAAGGTGTTCTCTACATACTGAGCTACGTTCTGTAGGGTAACGATGAAGTCTCGTGAGTTGCTGTAGACTCTTCCAGCTAGGTGAGACATGAATAAGTTGATATAGGTCAACTCGCCCAAGCCGGGTGCCATGGGTGGTATCGGGTAGGCACTATTGGGATCTCGATAGAAATCCAATACGGCGCAGGGCCACTTGTCATCCTTCCAGAAAGGAACTGGCCACCGGAACATCTGTTCAATCTCCATATCCGATGCACTACGCACGTTGTCACTCGTGGCATTGAGCGGATAAGGAATGTCAGCTGCTATGGCAAGGTAGGCGAAGTCTCCTACAGCCCTGTCGAATTCGTCCCCCAGGACGGTATTCACGCCAGAGACCCTATTGCCGATCCCCATCTTGGAGTAGATTTCCCAGTAAACAAGCATGTCGTTCGACTTGCCCTGGGAGCGATGGAGATTCACAAAGGTTTCACCCTGAGATGCACCGTAATGGTTACGGGATTCAGCATGGCCCTTCCCACTTAGAGACCCCTCCTTCAGACGGAACTTGCGTTCCACTTTCCATACTGGCTCGGTGCGCTTATGGGCTATCCACCATGCGCTAGACAGGCTCTTGGCATCGGGGTCAATGAATAGGTTATCCTGTGTATCCCAGAAAGATCCCGTGAGAGTCCTCTGAGATCCTGGCATCGAGTAGGGCCTGGGCCACAGTACACCGCGCCCCTTAACCAATCCCTCTGTAATGGCAGTTTCGGCATGCTGGGCAAGACCGCCATCCGGTTGCTCATCCGGCATATAATTCAAGACAAGAGACATTAGCTGGTTGCGGATGTTTTCCTGGGAGGAGACAGCCATCTGCTGCTGCATCATGCCCTGGAACATCTCTTGGACTTGGGGATCATTGGGATCTCCGAACATGTCGGGAGACAACTCTAGCTGGGGGCGAGGCTTAATTATTCTCACCGGATTGCGCCAGTAGAGGACCGGCCCAAAAATGGCTACCAATTCAAAAGCCTTTTGAATCGTTATCCTGAAGCGGGGCTTGATGTTCCCCCCCATGTAGCGTCCCACGTACTTGGACTGCCACATGAAATCTATGGCACCAGAGTAGAACTCCCGGCATTGCTGAGATACAGCATCAAACCCACTGCGGGCCTTCTGGGCCTGAGCAATCTGACCGAGCCAGCCAGTGACAATGGGACGCAGGAACTCATAGCGGACGGGTACGGTTGGATCGCCAACAGTCCCTGGTCCTTCGAGACTTTCCCTGGGCCGAACAACTGACGGATAATCTAAAGCCATAAGTCTCAAGCCTTCTGACTATTTAAGTTGCTACAAGTTTATTATGTTTTCGCAGGAGTGCATTGACCCTTTGGTAACTCCAGTGCTGGCCCATTTTCTCCGCGATTTCTACCGCTGTCATATTGTCATCGTCACGCATCTTGAGAACTCTCTCCTCGTCCGTAACAAAGCTCTGTTCCGCTTCCCTCTCGCGATCCTTCGTGGCCTGCTCCATTCGCCTTACTATCTGCCTGCGAGACTCGTCAGACTCTTTCCTGCGATCCCTGCCGCTCTGGATATAATCCCATCCGCCATAAGTAACCGCTATATCGTTCTTCTCTTTGTATAGCTGGCAATCAACGTGATGGACGTGGGGCTTGGGGATAATGGTGAGCGAGTTCTTTGGCATCAGTCCCAGGTGGTAAACTCCGGGGGCAGTAACGTCCTGAATGATGGCTGATACGGGCGTAGTACTTACGTCTCCATGCCCGTAGTAGAGGACTACATCACCCACATACAAACTGTCATGATTCGTACTCATAATTGAAGCAACTCCTGATCCTCAAAGGATTCTCTAGAGGGTCCAGCGTAGATGGAGTTATCCTTCTTCTCCTGGCCCTTTGACCAAGTATCCTTGAAGTACAAATACCAAGCACTCGGCTTCCTCTGAGCAGGTTGAGGAATCCAATATGATAGATTTGCACAACTAGCATACCGCAAACAATCACACAGAGGGTCGATCTGCCGGGTAGCAGGCTTATCTATGGAGATGCCAGAGCTTCCTACCTGTTTTTGGTAGCGGAGCATCTGATCTTCAAAGTCACTGCACTGCTGAGTGTAGCGCAGCTTGGGCCTACCACCTTGACCAACCATGAGCCAGTGCCGCACAAGCTGACACCCGCCCTCCAGGTCATCAGACGCCAATTGGAAATCACTTCCCGACTGACGGCTTTCTACCCGGTAATCTGAGAATGCTTCGGAGTACTGAGTACGCACTGTCTTGTTGTAGCCCATCGGAGTTTGACGAGCTGCATGTGAATCAATAATGAATGACTCATAGGAGATCCCCTCGCTCTTCGCGGAGATAGCCTGAGCCATTGTCTTAGCATCTGTCTGAGGTAAATGAAGGTTGTCGTAAACTACGGCTACCGGACCCGTTTGGCTTGTAATCTCCTTGGTTGGTATCGCCACGAACAGGGCACCCGGATGTGCGTGACCTGGGTCCAGAATGACATAGCGACACCAATCCGGGGGCGGCACGCCACCCGTCTTGTCCATTATCTTATCCACCTCGTCCCACTCATTGACGTTATGGCTGGGAGTATGGTGTATATGGGGAGAGAAGGAGGGGTACATGCGATGCTTGCCGAAGATCAAATCTCCCCGATCCCGGCTACGAACTTCTTCCTCGCCCCCCTGATCTCTCCACGCCTTGAGGTTCTTATCGCGTTGCTTCTTCTCTATGAACTTATTCTGTGAGTGCCACAGCACCACACTTTCGACTTCTGGATCGTCACTCTCCGCACGGTCGAACAGCTTGATCAGGGCATCGTTTACATTACCCGGCCAGACAGACCAGATGATCCTGCCCCCCACGTCTGATATACGAGCCTGCCATTCCGTGTAATGGTCACTGAACATGATCCTTTCATCTATCCAGATCAAATCCACGGGATCGCCCATCTTGGGTTCGCCCTTGGAAGTGAAGTAGAAGATATCAGTGCCATGCGAGTCGGAACCGAACTCTTGTCTTGGCTTCAATCGACATACAGAAAAGTGCCGGATCGACTTGTTCTTCCAGCCCCATTCACTAATCGCCCTGGAGGGGATCAGCGGCGGGGCCATACGAGTTTCTTTCTTCCTTTCGACATCACTGTCTTCCCATGGCCGGTAGTCTCGCCATTGACCTGTCTCTAGATCCTTGATCATCTTCATGCCGGGATTCCGGCGAAACAGAAGCCGGTGTACGGTTTGCCCGCAATGCGATTCTCCATATCCGACGCACCAGATAACCAGGGGCCTGTCGGTAGGGAACTGCACATCGAACTGAGTGCCGTCCATCCTATTTATCGGCTGCCCTAGCGCGGCAGAAGCTACCAGGGAAGAAACGCAGACGCTCTTGCCGGAACGGTTGCCACCTGACACGAGCAGCTCCGTAGCTTTAGACTCGAATACTTTTGCCTGATGGTTTTGCGCCCGAAAGAGTCGAAGCGACTCAGCCCGTCTCGCCACCTGAGCTGTGACCAGCTTGGAGAGTCGGTCAATTTTTGACTTTTTGCTCATTTGGCTGTCCTAGCCCAACTTCCTTGACAATCCTCGTTATCTCCGTAGCTATCTCTTCATCCGTCATATCGGCAGTCTCGGCCTCCGGCGGACGTGCCTGGGAAGTGAGAAGATGTAATCGAGTCACCTTGTCGAAGTGGTCTAGAACTCGCTTGCTGCCTGGGGCAGATTGGGCAGCGATTTGAAGCTGGTTGTACCAGAACCGTGTGAAGTCCTTTACGCCGCCATGGTCGTCCAGGATGGACTCGCAGACAGCGGCGGCATTACTAAGCACTTCATGGGATTTAAGGGCGGCTTCCACCGCCTTCTGTGTCTGCTCTTGCTTTCTGACGGTATCCTTGGCGGCCTTCTTTACAACCGTTTCCTTTTTAGCGCACTCGGCACAAACGAACTTTTGCTTTTTTATGGACTTGGCATCCAGCTCTGTTATGGGAAACCGTTGTTCACAGAAGCAGCACACCCTCGTGCTGTCGTCATCCAAGTGGAAGCCGCCGAACTTTGTCATAAGCACCCTTGTATTAACAAAAGGCCGTGCGGGTTTTTACGCCCGCACGGCCCCCGTTTAGGCAATTACCTAGCCCGCCTGCCGAATGACCTGTTACACGCGGAACGCTTTGCAAACAACGGCCCGTGTGAGCGTGCTGGCAGCCAGGGCCACCAGCTGATAACCGACCACATTGGCCACGTCATCCAACGTGTCAACCGTACCACCTGTGGCAAATGTATTTACAGAACCATCCGTCGCATGCGGAATGATCCAAGCCTGTGCGGCTCCAGTTGCAGCGCCGTAAACCCTCGTGGGGCCTTCGGTCACTACCCAGAAGTTTTTGCCACTCGCCGCACCAGCCGTGGGGAGGTGGTCGTCCACAATTCCCACCACCGTGTCTGCGACATTTTCAACATACTCCACATACTTTATAAGATCGTTGCCAGTCTTGGAGTCCTCATGCCTGACCACTCGACCGGGAGCCAATGCGGCACCCTCGCCATTCTCGACGTATCGGCATGTAACCGACATGCCACTGAGGACGGGGCGTGGCGGTCGAGATGCACTGCCGTCTGTGTCCGGGAAGACCTTCTCCATGCCAAGGCAATGGGGAAGGGTATCATTGTCGTGTGTCTGCCCACGGGGGAGCGGATTAGATACTGAAGGCATTCTGTTGGTCCTTATGCTTCAGAAGAGTAATGGCCTCGTATATCCCCCGAGGTCATGGGTGCCCTGTAGCAGGGACTGTATGACACTACCTTTAACTACGCAAAGGACTTTCCGTATGCGAAGTACTTGGGATTGTATCGGGCGTTTCCGAAGAAACCTGCCTTGAACAAGTAGGCATCCGATTTAATGTCGTAGTAAGGTCCACGAGAACCGAACAATACACTGTCGAGACTGGCCAGCTCCACCTGCTGGACATTGATGCCCCAGAAGGTTCCAGCTGCTACGTCGAACTCGTACTTAACCATCACGCCATCCTGGTTCAGGGCGTCTGGGAAGCCCAGATCCCGAGCCTCTGGATGGGGGATGACGTTGCGGAACTTAGCTTCCTGGTAATCCTGATAACCATTGAACAAGTCATTGGCCATCATGTAGACACTAGGTCGCCCGTCCGTGCCACCATTCTTGGTAAGCCAAGTAGATGTACGGCGTAGAATACGGCCACAGTTATCTTCCCAGGTAGTCGATCCCGTGCCCCAGTTATTGGAGGTGATATTCGGGAGTACCGGAGAGATGTAGTCGTACTCACTGGTCCCGTTTCCGTCCGGCCAGTCGGTTGCCACAGCGGCATTCGGCTTGGTGGATAGATCCGTACTCCAGCTTCCACCTTGGTTCTGGAGAGTGGTTTTTTTGCCAGCATACGTATCGTCTGGCTGAGCCACAATGTCTGCCGCTACCGTGGTCCCGTCCCCTGCGAAGGAGAGCATGCCATGGAGGCGGTTTTCATTTCCACTCGCATTGCCGTCGATGTACAGCTCACCGTGAAAGTGATCGTCCAACGACTTGCGGAGTTGAGGCATGATGCGGCTGTAGCGATCAATGATGGCCGTACTTCCCTGATTCATCAGGTAGTTCTTGTAGTCCATCTTGTCGGTGGCTACATAACCACGCCAGTCAATGTTGAGGTGACGGTACAAGTCCGTCTCACTGAAGCTATACTCGCCACTAGCACCATGAGACTGCACGGATGGCTGAGAATACTCGACCGCCCAGGTACAGTCATAGCCGCTCTGATTGAAAACAATCCGGCCATGCTTAGCGAGCAGAGCCAAGAACAGACGCTTACGGACGGTAGCATCCGCAGCATCGGCAAAGTACTTCTTGGCTGTCGTGTTGACAACCGACATCGCTTCTGCCATAGCTCAAAACCCTTCTCTGAGGTGTGTGTTAGGCGGTCCTATCCGGTGTTGGATAAAAGCCCCGCATCCTTAAATTCCTTTTCAAGCATCGAGCGGAAGTCCACCGTCGCCTGACCCTGCTGTGCAGCGTCCATTGCGCCAGTCACGAGACCGGCATCCCTGTTTTGACTATAATTCTCTGGCCGTGCCTCCTCTTGGGCGACCTTCTGGGCCAGATAATTCTCTTTCTTCTCTTCCCCGATCTGGTGAGCCTGGGCGGCATCCGGGTGCATGATCGGCTCTGGCTGTGGGGGAGCCTGCTCTTGGGCAGGCTCTGGAGCCGTTGGCACGGGAGTCCTTTTAATCATCTCAGCATCTGCCATCTGGATGGCGTAGTCTTGGAGCTGGACTCCTGACAGGCCCAGGCCACCATCCCTCTTGGGAGCGGCGGCATGCTGGGAGTAGGCCAGGACAATCTGCCCTCGTTCGGTCAGCTCGGGAGTCTGTCCGTCAACCCCCATCTTCGGCCTGCCGTTCTCATCCAGTTGGTAGAGGTCCGAAAGATTCTGTTCCACATAATTCAAAGCACGCTGGGTGTTATCCCGCTGCTGCATAATCTGGTTGACTCGGTAATCCACCGCTTCCTGGATCTTCTGGTATTCCTCATCCGGGTCGCTCGATGGCATGGCCTGCTTGACGCGATCATCAAATTCCCGGACTATATTACGAACTTCCGAGTCTTCCCACTTCTTATAGTGCGTCAGATCGTCCGCCAAGCTGAGGTTCACCTTCCCCTGGTACTCCGGCTTGACCACGTATCTACGGGTCTGGGCATCGAAGTCGCAAAGATTCTCCCAGGATGAATCGTAAGCCGGTGTTTCTGGCTGCGACCTTCCGCTCTCGGAAACACTTTCGGCCAATGCCCTGGATTCCGGCTGCACAGCAGGAGAGTCCTTAGTCTTTAAATACTCCTGGAAATCCCCTGCGTGCTGGAGATACTGTTGACCGTACTGCGCCATTTTAGAAAGCTGATCTATCTGCTGGGCTTTACCGGCAGCCTGTCCAAGGTATTCCAGCACCTGCTCATCAGATGTAAATCCAGATACATCATACCCTTTAGATGCAAGGGATTCTTTCAATGGGCTGCCATCGGCCATTATCAACTCCTGAATAAAAGTTAGGTGGGCTTACTACGAACATAATCGACAGAAGTGGTTTTAGTCAATAGGTTTAGCAAACCGAGTGGCTAATATAGCTTATCGTGCTTAAATACAGGGGCCATAAATCCATCGCGAATTTAACTACTGTGCGCGCAACAATTAGTTTGTGCGCGATACCTTACTCTCCTGGCATGGCCACCATGTCTGGGCCATGCGACCCGTTATACCGCACTTTTTAGGGGCACCTCGCTTAATCCTGGACCGTTTCTCCAGCTCCGCCAATCGCTTTCTAATCGTGCCCTCGTCATTCTCTTGCTTGCTGTCCAGCTCTCTAGCCGTGCTGCCAGGGTGATCAGTCACCAGGGAATAGGCTGTGAATGTCCGGTTCCCTCCTGTCTTGCTGTACCCAGGTAGCTTCCTCGGAATGGCCGGAACTTTTCCTGGGAACAAGTAACTCCCCACCCCGAAGGCGTCCTTACTAGTCGTGTTCAAGTGTTAATCTCCCATGTGGGGCCACAGATTGATGTCATATTGGCGTATTTTTCCGGGTGTCGTCTGGCTGGGACGCTGTCTAGCGAGGCCACGTTCCTTCTCCCTGTCCCATTCCATGGCCAACTTCCGCAGTCTCTTCTTCTCGCGGGCAATGATAAAATCCGCCCTCTCCTCATCCTTTTTGCTCGTCTGAGCCCTGGAAAATAAGTCCTTATCATAGTCATTAGGCTGTTCTACACGACCGAGGTAGTCCTCCATCGTCCTACAAGTATCACGAGGATTATAAGTCATAGGTTATAATACGCTAAGCACTTGCGCTAAGCTGTCCTTTAAGGAGTTAATTATGTCCCGACCGGGAGATGATGTCATTAAATCGTTTCTGGAGCGAATCGTTGCCACTCTCAACGAATGGGACGATTCCTGTTACGCACTTGTCATCCTTTCAGAAGATGATCAGTGGCACTTCGCAGTCCAGTCGAGCCCTGAACAAAAGGCCATTGTAGCTCACGGCCTCCTGGAATTGGCTGTTCACATCAATCCGCCACCGGAGGAGGAGATGGAGGACGGCAAAGAAGAGGGGGAAGAGGAAGAAGAAGAGGACAAGGAAGAAGGTGGAGAGGAGGAAGAAGAGGAGGGGGTAGAGGAGGGAGGTGGCACGGGAGGAGAGATATGACGATCCCGGAAGAAGTGATACGCCAGCACGGGGAGCCGGGGTCTTCCATCCCAGGCAGTAAATATATGCGGGCCTATTGCTCTGGATGCAGGCAGCCCATCCGCGTAGCCAGCGTTACAAAGGATATCCATGGCCGGGTGCTTAACAGTGTGTGTGAAGACTGCTGGCCCCTGGACGTGCCGACCTCTTGCTCCATTATCCGCAGGAAGGATTACCCCGTGGAGGACTAAAGTTTCCACCCTCGCTTCTTTGTCCCCTTCTTCCTGCCCCGCTTGCTCTTTGGAGCCTTTTCCAGCTGCTCCAGCTTCTTTATCCTCTTATTGAGTAATACTACCTCTTTGGCCAGCCCAGCCGCCTTCAAGCGGTCAGCAGTAGCCAGCTTCTGGTGGCGTGCCACCTCCCTACGAGCCTCCCGCATACCCCTGCGGCACTCCTTCAATACCATACCCATGGAGTGTGATATCTTCTCGGTGCAGCTGGCGGCATCCAGGTTCATGCAGTTATCCCGCACGTACATCCAGATGTACTGCGCAGCCCTGCTCACTTCCCTGTTCCGCATGGCCCTACCCCCCAAATGGGGGGTTACCCGCACATCATTAATACGTGTACGCTCTGATTCCACTCTCTGGTCCTCCATGTGTCTAGATTCCATCAGACTTCCCACAGTGCGCCAACCCTGAAACTTGGCGCACTGTGGAGATACTGGCGCAGACTTGGCGCACTGTGGAGAAAATCCAGAGGACATGGAATGGCCCCCAGAGGTAGCTGACCACTCAGAGTGCGCCAAGTTTCCACCAGAGTTCCCACAGTGCGCCAACCCTGGAACATTGGCGCACTGTGTAAGTCTGCCGAATTAGTACCCCCCGGAAAAAGCATTATTCTGATACCGTTCGATTTATTCGGAACAATTATTCGGAACGATTTTTCCTGAAAGCGTCGTTTTTCCGCAGAAAACGGCTAGAAGTTTTCCTTCCGAATTATTCCGAATGAATTATTCGGAACAATTATTCGGA